CATCACTGTTGACCAAGCCGTCAAACCCGCTGGCCTTCAGGTGCTCGGACACAATCTCAATCACTCGCATGGTTTCCTTTCTGTCGGCAGTGCCGAACTCTTAAATCGAGCCGACGCCAGGGCGCGGCTCATCGGTGGTGCTCACTTCCCATCCTCCACCCACCGGTTGTAGGCGTCCATGTCGATGTAGATCCCGCCGTCCCTGCGCCGAAAGTGCTTGCCCTCGACCCAGATCTCGCGCTCGATCTTTCGCTCGATGGCTTTGCGGGACAGGCCCGTCATGGCCGCAGCGACTGGGATCAGCACGTAGCGTGACGATGCGACGATGACGGGCGGAACGGTCACGATGGCCGGGATTGCAGCGGCGGCGCCCCTTTGCCCCCGACTCTCTTGCCGCGCATGGTTGGCTGCTCGATCGTCGTGAACCGGAGTTCGTTCGCGCACCTGTACCGCCGCAGCTTGGCGCCATCGGCTGGCCGGGTCCTGGTGGATAAGACTTCTGTCCATGCTGTGCACCCCTGTTCCTGGCATTTCATCGAATCAGGCCGGCGAACGGGCCTAGGTTTCGAGGGAATCGAGCCTCTCCCCGGCGGATGCGGGTGAAATAGTCGGGCGCAACGCCGTATTCAGGCGCCGCAACGGACTTAGGGCGTGTGTCGGCGCGGATGGCTGCGGCAACTTCGTCGCTGACTTTGGTCCAGGCCCCGATGTTTTTCAGCAGATGCTGCCTCACGGCATTCGCATCGCGCTTGCCGTTTTGGTACTGCATGGCCAGGATCTTGCCTGGCGTGGCCTGAATCAAAAGCTCTGGGTTGCAGCACATCTTGTTTTTGCACTTTGACGTGATACGTTTTTTGTTCGCGTGATGGAAGCGCTTTTTGAAGACCAGCCACACCGCCCGGCGGATGGGCATGATCCGGCCGCAGACGTTGATCTGAGGGGAGCACCCGGGGCGGTCTACAGCGCACCAGTGCCAGGGCTGGCCGCACTCTTCGCACTCCTTGCACCCGAGCATGATGCGCTCCAGGATGTGGGTGTTTGAGAGTTCGACCGGGGGGCCGAATAGGTTGTTTTTGCGTCTCATGGTGCTCTCTGAAAATGTGGTGTGTCCGTTCCCAAACATTGCCGGTCTATGCTTTCGGCCATCCCCGGCGTCGGGCACCAGGCCGCGCAAAACAAGCCTTGCGGGGCGCTTCCTGGCGACTGAATGGGCTTGTTCTCTCGTGGACAAGGCGAAAGTGAAAGGAGGTCTGGATGGCCCCGCGTTGTTTATGACTGTTGTGACAGGTTGATCTCGCCACCCAGCGCGCTGACAAGCGCCGGGATCAGCTTTTGCAGTTCGCCGGTGGCCAGCGCCACATCGGCGTCGAAGCCGCTTTCGCCGTCATCGGCGCGGTCATCGAAAACGCCTTCGAGGAATGCGATCTTCTTGAGCTGCATGGACTCGGTGAGCACGAACCCGATACGGCCTTCCCAGCTCATGGCGGCCCACTTCGGGAGCTTGCCCTCGGCGATGTGCTTGCGCACTTCATCGGTGACGATGTTGTGGCGGTTGAACTTGACCACCGCCTTTTCTTCGTCGGCCGAACGCAGCTCACAGGCGCGCTCGATGGCAAAGCCTTCTGGCCAGAGGTCGGGCGGCGTGGTGATCCAGCCGACCATCGCAGCCCCGGGCGTGATGGCGGTCTGCAGCAGGGTCATCGAGAGGTCGTTGAAGGCGTTGACCAGCGCGGTCACCAGTTCGTCGAGCTTGCCCTGGCTGCTGGCGTCGGTGATCAGCAGGCCGTTGGCCAGGTCGATCCAGACCCAGACGCCCATGCGGCGCGGAAAGGCCTGCGGCAGCAGGGACAGCAGCGCGTCTTCGCGCAGCTCCTTCATCTGCTTCTTGCCGGGCTTGCGGCCGGTGGTGGCCTCGATGTGTTCGGCTTCTTCGTCCGCCTTCTCGCGCACGATCGAGCCGGGCACGGCCTTGGTCTCGATCATCAGCTTGAGGATGCGCTGTCCGGCCACGGATTCGACCATGGCATCGTGTTCGTTGCCACGGGGCGGCACCCAGCCAACGGACTTGTCTTGCGTGGCGCCGCAGGGCACGAACTGGGCGGCCTGAAGAGCGGTTTCCATGGCTTCCAGCGTGGGCGCCCATCCGGCGGCGATGCGGTAGATCGTGAGGTTCTTGAACATGGTGTCTCTCAGGCAAGGTGAAAAAAGCCCAGCAGGCTGGTGGTGGTTCGGCGTGAATGGGGTGCCTGCTGGGTGGGAAAGTCAGAATCCAGTCAGCGCAGATTGCAGGTGCTTTTGCGCCTTCTCAAACGCGGCTGAACTGGTGTCGTCGGTGATGTCGTTCTCCATCGTGTTGACGGTTGTCATCGCGTCCAGGGCAGTCGAAAGCGCGTCTTTGTGGACCACGCAAAACCCCAGCGGCAGAAGGGCGCGAGCCACCGTTTGGAGAGGGATGTTTCCTTGCTCTTCGGTGACTTCCTTAATGCGCTTGTGGGCGTGCTCCAGCGTGTTTGCAAGGCTGCTCGAGTTCTGAGCAGCGTCGTCCAGAACATGCAGGATGAAGTCGCTGTTCGTTCTCATGCGGCCTCCAGCATCTTGGAAGCGTTGGCCGGCTGGGCCAGCTTGCGCAGCTTGGATTCCTGCTCGCGCACCATCTGCACGAATGCAATCAGGTCGGCTTCCAGGGCTTCGATCTGCTCTTCGTCGCGGTGAATGCGCTTGATGGTCAGTTCAAGGCCCAGGTGCTTGAGGTCGGGCGCCCACAGCACGAGGTCAACCCACTGACGGCCCATGAGCCACATATAGCCGTTGACCTGATCGATGTACTCGCTGATGTCGCCATCGACCACCGCTTTGAACAGCGTGTCGCTGCTGACCATGGTCTTGATCTCCAGCACACCGTCGTCGTCGATGATCCCGTCAGGCGACAGGCCGAAGTACCCCTCATCGTCGGTGACGAACCCCACCTCGAACACGATGTTGCCGGTGCGCTCTTCGTAGGCCTTGCGGGCGAAGTCTTCTTGCTCACTGCCAAAGCGCATGGCGGCGTTCTGGTACGTCTCCATGACGGAGCCGCCGCAGCGCTCGCGCGCCACGTCCTTGGCGTAGAGGTCGCACTTGGAGGATGGCTTGCCGCTCTTGAGCTTGTCGCGGGCGTCTTTGAAGCGCGAACCGGTGCACAGGCCGCGGCGTGCGGCTTTCCATTCGGGTGTGCCTTGAACCAGGCCGATGATGGTTTTCATGATCAAGCTCCCCGGATCGCGGCCAGGCGCGTGTTGAACAGGGCTTCCAGCTCGGGCAGGTGCGCTGCTTGGTCGGCTTCGCTCATGGCGTTGGACCAGTCCATGGCAACGTACAGTGCGTCCTCGCTCTTGGCGTCTTCCATGCGCTTGCGCACGTCGGCCGGCGTGGTGACCAGCTCACCGGTGCTCGGGTCGGTGGCGGCCGATGGCGTGACCACTGGTTTCGTGTCCACGGTGCGGGCCTCGTCGGCGCGCTGGGCCTGCAGCTTGAACCCATCGTGTTCTTTGGTGCCGGACAGCTTCTTCTGGGTGTCGGCGTCCAAGGCTTTCCAGAATGCCACGTAGACCTTGGCGCCCTTGGATGCGGCTTCGTCGGCGGCGGTGATCTGTTCTGTGGTCCACAGGCTCACGACTTCGGCGGTGCCCATGTCGCGGGGCAGTGTGTCCTCCAGTTCGTCGGGTGTGTAGACGCCAAGGATGGCGCCAGGTGTGTAGGCACGAGCCCAGTTCTTGACCTGGAGGTAGCCCAGTTGCTGCTTGGGGTTGGTTTTCCAGAGCGGGGAGTTCTTGGTGGTGACGCTGGACTCGTTGAGCCACTCACCCCAGGTGACTTCCTTCTCGCCGCGCAGGATGGCGCCGACGCGGCAGGACACGGCCGGGCTCTTGCCCTCGTATTCGTAGTGGAAACGCCCGTCAATTGCACCGGATGCCTGCACCACGGCGTTGACCAACTGTGCCTCGTAACCCAGTGCGCCGTTGACCACGTGCGTCTTTTGTCCCACAGCGAAGGGGTTCATTCCCCATTGCATGGCCTGCATGGTGACGGCCAGGCAATCGCCGGAATTTCCCTGCAAGTGCTTTGGCACGGTGGCGCGGCCAGTGGCCATCATGTCGGCCACGCGCATCATGCGGTTCAGGGCCTCGTCGGACATGACCAGGGCGGCCGTGCTCAGATGAATCGACGGCAGCGTGTTCATGGACTCGTTTTCTTGGCGGGTGATTGCGTTCACGGTTCTTCCTCTCAGGCGGTGGTGGTTTCGGTGTCGGTGGCGAAGGCCTCGAAGTCGTCGGCGCGCGCAATGAGCCACTGCACGGCGGTTTCGGTGTCCACGTTGAATGCGTCGCTGATGGCGCTGATCAATTCGCTGGCGCTGGGCGCGGATGGTTGGCCGCCCGCCGGCTGGTCGTAAAACGCTGGCGCGGTGTCCACGAGGTCGGCGTCGAGCATCGCTGGCTGGATGGCGGGCAGGGCGGTCGGCGTGCCAATGTCGGGGCATACGGCTGTGTCGATTGCGGCCACGCCGAAGTCTGGCGATTTGGTGAACGCGGGCGTTTCTCCGCCGGTCAGGCTGGTGATGCACACATCTGCTGCGATCTTGTCCAGCTCTGCCTGGGCTGCTGCTGCCCGCTGCGCTGCGAACTCAGCTTGCTGGCGCTCAAATTCCGCACGCTCGGCGGCCAGCTTGTCGGCCGCTTCTTTCTGCTCGGCCTGCTGGCGGGCCAGCTCTTCGCGCTCGGCCTTGAGGCGCGCGACCTCGGCTTCGCCAAACAAGCGGGCATTCAGCACGTTCTCAACCTGCTGGCGCGTCTCGGCGTAGACGTTGGAGGCCTCGGCCTCGAACTCTTCAAATCCGGTCATGTCCAGGCCGGCCATGCGGTCCACGAGGCGGCGCACGGCATCGCTGCTGCGGCAGTCCTGCGCGAGTCGGGCAAAGCCGCGGACTTCCTGAATGCGGGCGCCCAAGGCCAGCACGCGCTGGCGCTCTTTCTCTTCGGCTTCGCGCTTGATACGCTCCTGCTCGGTGTCCCATGCATCGCGCAGGGCTTTGAGGCGCTGCTCCTCGGGCTCAATGAGAGCGGTCAGGCGCTTCTCTTCGGCGATGACGGCGCCGTTGAACTTCTTGGCGTCTTCGCGCACTTCGTCGGCCCGGGCCTTGATCGAGGTGCGGTACCGCATCAACTCCATGGCCGCACCGTGCACCTGGTCGCGGCCTGCCTTGTTCTTGACTTCCACCAGGCCGGCGTGTTTCTCCACCAGCTTTGCGATCTCGACCTCGGTCGTCGGGGACTTGAGGGCCAGCACGGCGCGCGGCGCCGGTGCCAGGGTGGTGACGGGTGCATCTGGCTGGGCCACGTCAATGGCTAGGTTGTTGTCTGCTTGCTTCATTTAGTAACTCCTTACTTTGTGCCGACCAGCACGAAAGCTGCGGACAGACTGAGCAGCAAGACCACGATGTAAGCTGCAGCGGTGCGCAAACCCTTTACGGCTGGCGACGGGTTTTTGATGGCCATGGGTTTGACCATGCCGACCTGAACGCCACCGATGTAGCGCGAGATCGGGATTTCGGTTTGTTTTCGCATGATGTCCTCTCGGTTGGTTATTCGTTTACGCCTAGCCATTATAGGCTTAGAAGTGGGTTGTGCAAGCCATAAACGGTTGCACCTGTGAAAATAGTTCAAAGCCACGCGACCACGGCGCCGACGACGCTTTCCCAGGCCTTTGCCGGGCGCTCGGTGCGCGGGTCGAGCAGGGCGCGTTGCAGGCGTTCGGCTTCGCTGCCGATCTGTCGGCGCGGCGTCGGGACGTAGGCGATTCCGATGGTCACCCGGCTTGTTTTGACGCACCGGTCAATCGGGCGCGGTGAGGCTGGCAGCAAGTTTGCGGTGATGGTGTTCATGGGGTGACCCTCCGAAATTCGACCACCCAGACGAATGGGTTGGATTCCACGCTTCCGGCGCCGTTGATGTGCTCCCACAGACTCCAGTAACTGATGCGCGGGTCGGTGGCGTGGTAGTGCGAGCCATCGGGCAGGCCGAAACCGCCGCGGGTGGCGACGATGCCCTCGGCCAGTGCATCCGCTTCGCTGATGTCCTGCAGTCGCTCAAGGCGCACGCCGGTCACGTCCAGGGTGATGCGGCTGGCGCATCGCGGCATGTGGATGCTCGGGCGTCCACGCAAGCCGCCAAGTTCTTCTGTAGCCGCGTAGTGCCACCGCGTCAGCGCCGGAATATCTGCTGGTCGGTGGGCGTCGAACTTGTGCGGCGCTGCCCAACTCTCGCGCACCCAAAGCCGGTCGCCCGGCTGGCCGTGACGGCATTCGCGCAGCAGTTGCCTCATGCCCGGCCTGTCGTTGAGGTTCGGCCACAGACCACCGTTGCGGGTCTTGAATTCCCGCCGCGTCTGGGTCTTCGTGCCGGCCAGGATGGCGCGCACCATCGGCGCGCTCATGAGCATTGGTCGTTCTTTCACTGGTCACTCCATTTCAGTTCTTCGAGGTGCGCGCGATGGATCTCGCGGGCCAGCAGCTCGCCCGAGTTCTTCATGCGGTCGATGGCCAGGTCGGCGCGGATGCGCAGGGCCTCCTCGGCCTGGCGGTGGATGTCGCTTTGCGGTGGCGCGAACGGGGCCAGGGCGATGGCCAGGGCGGGCGGGATGGTTCTCATGCTGTAGCCTCAGATTCTTCGATGCCAAGCACAATTCGCGCGCGCTTTGCGCTGTGGGCGGCGTTGTCCTGAATCTTCGTCGCCACCCAGTCGCGTGCCCATGCGTCGCTATCGCGCTTTGTGGCGGCCATTCGGTAGAGATAGGCCGCATCCTGCTGCAGCCAGCACGCACATTCGAGTTGAAATTTGTTCGGGACCATGGTTCAAGCCTCCACCAGTGCTGCCAGGCCCTGGACTTCGATCGAGTCGCCATCGCGCACGATCCGGTAGCCCAGCGACTTGGCCTTGTTCAGGGTGTTGAGCTGCAGGGTCTTGGTGCCCGCGATGGCCGCGAAGATCTGGGCCGCATCGTTGGCCGGGTAGATGGCCGGCGTGCCGTAGACCATGCGCACGCTGACCTGCACCACCTGCTTGTCGTCAATGATCGCCGCCATGCTGGCGATGGTTTCCCGAAGTGCTCGCGCCTCGTGCTGTCCGTAGGTTTCGTTCATGAAGTTCTCCTTTGAGAGTGTTAAGCCGTTTACGCATACAGATAGTAAGCCGCAAACGGATAACACGTCAAGCCTTTTAAGGCTTTGAGGTATCAAGTTGTGACAAGGCAACAAAAAGCCGCCCGTAGGCGGCTTTTCTGGTGTGCGTCAACGGCTCAAAAGGATGGTGTCTGGGGCAGCAGGTCGCCGCCAGGGCAGGACAGGGATGCACCGCCCGTTGATGCATCACGCCAGATGTAGCAGATCTGGATGCTGCTTACGCCGATCTGCAGGGGGTCGACGGGCACTCGCACCTCCAGCAGGTTGCCATGGGGCGTGACCATTTCTCGAAACACAGGCTGCACGATTTCGCCGACATGCTGCCTTGTCGCTGCTGCCGCTGGTGCCTGGCGCTGCTCCCACCAAACGGATGCCGCCAGGCCTGCGGCGCACAAGGCCACCAGCACGGCGACATTGACCAGGGTGATCCGCCGATAGGGCTTCATCACAGGCCGCCTTCGCCCGACACGTGCACCACGCGGCCGAGCACGCGCACGTGAGCGGTGTACTCGGGCTGCAGGTCGATGGGTGTGTAGCTGGGGTTGTCGGACGCGATGCGCAGGCCGCCGCCGGGCAGGCGGTACAGGCGCTTGACGCGCTCGCCACCGTCGTACCACAAGGCGTACACCTTGCCGTCCTGCACTTGGGTCTGGCTGATGTCAATCACCAGGGCGTCTCCGTGCTGGATGCGCGGCTCCATGCTGTGGCCATCGGCGGACAGGCTTGCGAGCATGCTGGGCTTGAGCCCCATCTTGCGGATCCAGTCGGCCCGAAAGGCCTGCGGCTGGTGCTCGTTGTCGATCGTCACTTCAATGTTCTCGCTTCCATTGCCGGCGGAAAGTCGAACACCCAGGCGCCGGATCAGCGCGAATTCTCCTGGCGGGAGTTCATCCCGGTGTTCCCACGTCAGGATGGGCCGATGGTTTTTCACAACACCATCCCCAGGACTCGCGTCTCCGTAGATGGCCTGAATGGTAGCACCCAGCGCTGCTGCGATTTTCTGGACGTTCTCAGCGCCAGGAACCGCCTCCTTGCGAATGATTCGGCCGATGGTGCTTTGAGCGATGCCGGTTTCTGCTGCCAGTGCTGTCTGGGTCTTGATGTGCGGGTGCTCCTCCATCAATCGCGCGATGTTGTCCCCGATCGGGGACACCGTTGAAATTCTTTGTTTTGCCATTTTTGGATGCTCTCACACAGAATAAACCGTTTGTGCTTTTGTTACAGCCGTTTAAGGCTTATACTTTCGCCACAAGGAGCACCCCCCCATGGAAATCAACTACACCGCCCCTGAGATCATGAGTTATGTGCGTAAGCGGCTGGACGAAACCAGTGGCGCGCGCAGGACGCTCGTGATGGTCACCAAGATCCCGTATGACACCCTGGCGAAGATTCACCAGGGCGTTACCGAAAACCCGCGCCTGCAGACTGTGATCCCGCTGCTGCATGCGCTGCGCTACCACGAGCAGCACTGCCGATGGCCTGACGTTGAGCGCCCCAAGCGCAAGCGCCAAGCCCGCGCCACGACCGAAGCCGTTGCAACCATAGGGGGCTGACATGGCTTGTCCCGCAGCAGGGGAGGATGCAGACACGCTGCTGTCTCGCTCGGGCACCAGCGGCTCGACCGGCAAGCTGGTGCGGCGGCTGGACGTTCCGGTTTCGGAAGAGCTGGAGGAGGCCGTCATTGTCATGGCTTCGCTGGCCGGCGTTCCCAAGTCGGAGTATGTGCGCCAGGTGCTGGAGCGACAGTTGTTTGGTGAGTTGCCCATGGCCAGAAGGATGCTGCAGCCACTGCGCTCTCGTCCATGGGATGAACATGGGAACAGCGTGGGATGAGCACCGAATGGATCGCCTCACAACTCCGCCGGATGGCCGCCACAAGGCCCCATTCGCCCAACATCCCGCGCTACAACCCGCGCCCGGCCGGCGTGATCCGCCCAGGGTCAGCGACCGACATCGTGTTGCGTCTGCTGGCGCAACGCTATGGGATCTGGCTGACCCATGGGCAGATCGTGCAGCAGAGCGGCCAGACCACCAAGGCTGTGAGCTGGGCGCTGATCTACCTGAAATCGCAGGATCACATCGAGTCCACGGCCGACGATGGCCGCAACTGCCGGTACCAGCGGTACCAGGCCACAGAAAAGGGGATCGACCATGCAACAAACCTCGTTTGAGCTGAGCCGGGCCATGGCTCGAGCTGAGTGCGGCATGAACTCTGCACGGACGCACGCCGAGCGCGACACCACCGGCTGGACGCACAAGGCCCTGGAAGCGCTCAGGGGCTACGCCCAGGGCGCCAGCGCCCCGTTCACGATCGAGCGCGCGCGCATGGCCATCGCAGCCCAGGTGCCAACACCGCCCGAGAAGCGTGCATGGGGCTCCATCACCCGCATGGCCATTGCCCTCGACATCATCCAGTTCGCTGGCACTGCCACGCGCGCCGTGTCTTCCAATGGCGCCTTCAAGCCTGAGTATGTGGCTGGCAGGGGTGCGCGGTGAAAGATCCAGTGCCTGCACCGTACCCGGCGGACACCAAGGCCAAGGGCTGGCGCTTCGAGCTTGACTACGAGGCCATTCAGCAATCTGACACCTGGGCTCTTGCCGACGAGGTGCCATTGGCTCAGCCCGCCTTGCTGATGATGTGGCTCACGGCCTGGGCGCAGATTCCGTGCGGTAGCTTCCCGAGCGACGAGGCTGTGATCCGTGCCAAGTGCAGGGTGCCAGCCAAGGATTGGGCCCGCATGCGAGGTGTCCTGATGCGTGGTTGGTGGCTTGCTGACGATGGTCGCCTGTACCACCCCACCATCACCCAGCGCGTGCAGGACATGCTGGCGCGCAAGGACGGTGAGCGCAACCGCAAGGCCGAATACCGCGCACGAAAAGAAGCCGAGTTGAAGCTGGCAGAAGCTAACGCCCAGGCAAAAAAGTCCCATGACTGTCACGATTTGTCCCATGGGACAGATGCGGGACGGACGCTGGAGTCCCATGGGAGTGACGACACCGGAACCGGAACCGGAACCGGAACCGGTTTAGGTATTAGTAATCCACCTTCTGTACGCGAGGAGGGTGAAAAAACCGTGTCCCATGGGACAGACGCGGGACGGATTTGCAAAGCCATGCGATCCGCCGGAATCGCCGACTGCAACCCCGGAAGCCCGAAGCTGCTCACGCTGCTGCAGGCCGGCGCGGATGAGGCCGAGTTCGCTGGCGCGGCCCAGGAGGCGGTCCGCAAGAAAGCGGGATTCGCTTACGCGCTGACGGTCGTCGAGAACGGACGGGTGCGCGCCGCTGCCACCGCCAAGCAGATCCACCACGGCCGGATGCCCGGCGCACCACCGCCACCAGAGACAGCCCACGCCCGAAAGATGCGCGAAACGGTCGAAGGGCTTGCTCCAAGCATCGCCAGGCGCTCCGCGCACTCCACCGCACCCACCCCATTGACCATCGACATGGAGGCCCCGCATGCCCCTGCCATTACCAGCCATTGACCGAATCTTTGCCCGATTGCTCGCCGCCTACGGGCGCCAATTCGCCGACCTGTACGCCGACCTCGATCCTGGCGACGTGAAAACCGCGTGGTGCCACGAGCTCTCCGCGTTCGGTGACAGCGCCCCCGGCATGCGCCGCATTGCCTGGGCGCTGGACAACCTGCCAGACCGTGCGCCGAACATGATCCAGTTCCGCAACCTGTGCCGTCAGGCGCCCGCGGAAGCCGTGCCGCAATTGCCCGAGCCGCCGGCGGACCCGGAGCGCATCAAGGCCGAGTTGGCCAAGCTGGGCCACCTGGACAAAGCCAAGCGCATGCCCGTGTCCGAGGCTCTTGACCCGAAGGCCTGGGCGAAAGGCCACATTGCCCGCCACACCGCCGGGTACAAAGTCCGCCCCATCGTCCTGCTGTTTTCCCGCCAGGCGCTGGGGGAGGCCCCGCGATGAACAACGCCAACGTGATTGCGTTGCCAGCCTCGACCAACTTCACGGCAGAACAGGCGCTGCAGAGTGCGCTCGGGCTGGAGGTTTCGTTGTCCGATGTGCTGGTTGTTGGCTACGACGCTGACGGGGCGCTGTACGTTCGGTCGTCGCGGATGACGTGCGCCGAGGCTGTTTTCCTGCTGGAGAAGGCCAAGCAGTGGGCCATGAGTGGGGGGCATGAATGACCACAACCCCACACATCCGCTGCTGCTTCTGTGGCCGCGTGACGCTTAACCCCGCGGCCTACATCGGCACGCGCCCCGTGGGGCCCACCTGTGCCCGCAAGCACGCCGTGACATCGGCCGTGCTCAAGCGCAAGGGGCACGCCGTGCGTTTTGTGCCAGGCCGCGGCAAGCCCGCCCACACCAGCACCGCGAAGCGTGACGCGAAGACGCGGGACCTGTTTGAGGCCCAAGCATGAGCGCCAGCGCCACCAACCGCATGAGCATCGCCGAGCTGCGCGACATCCAGACCCGCGCCGCTGCTCAGCCGTCCATGACCACGATGCGCGACAACCCCGCCGAGAAGCAGCGCCGGGGTCAGAAGTACGGAAACCAGAAGGTTGTCGACCAGGGCATCACGTTCGATTCGAAGGCCGAACACAAGCGCTGGTGCTACCTCGTGATGCTGCAGAAGGCCAAGGAGATCCGCGATCTGCAACTGCAGGTGCCTTTCGAGCTGATCCCCGCGCTCAAGAAGCCCAAGGGTGGGAAAGAACGACCGACCCACTACCTGGCGGATTTCGTCTATGTGGACAAGGCCGGGACAACGATCGTAGAGGATGTGAAGGGCGCGGTGACCCCGGAATTCCGCCTGAAACGCAAGCTGATGCTGTGGGTTCACGGCATCGAGATTCAAGAGGTTCGATCTTGAGCGCCAAGAACGAGCACGGCCTGACGCCGCAGCAGGAGAAGTTCGCCCAGGGAGTCGGCGCCGGCCGCGCTGGTGTTGATGCCTACCGCGCTGCCTACCCCAAGGCCACCGCATGGAAAGACGAGTCTGTCAGGGTCGAGGCTGCAAAGATGTTAGCGCGTCCTAACATTTCACAACGGGTAAGCAAGATTCAGGCCGAGGGTGCTATGCATGCGGGTTTGGACGCTGGAAAGATCCTCGCCGAAGTCGCAAAACTGGCGCACTCCGACATCGCCGGGATCATGGCCACAGACGGCAAGGTGAAGCTGCCGCACGAGTTGGACGCCGTGACGCGCGCGGCCGTGGCCAGCTTCAAGATCGACGAATACGGCCGGATTGAATACAAGTTCTGGGACAAGAACACCGCGCTGGAAAAGGCCATGAAACACCTGGGCCTGTACGAGAAAGACAACGCGCAGAAGCCGGCCGCCCTGGTGGGCGAGGTCCGGCTGGTTGCGCTGCAGCCTGAAAAACCCACCACAGGAGATTGACCGATGCAAGCCCTTGACGAGCTGATGCGGCGCTGCCGCGAGGATGACCAAACGCCGACCTACCGCGACTTGCTGGATCTGCGCCAGGCGCTGCAGCCGGCCGCCGCCGCGTGGAACGGCCTGACCGATGCGGACATCAACCACCTGATGCGCAACACGCACCCGGAAAACCGCTACACGCTGGTCGAGCGGGCCGAGCAACTGCTGCGGGAGCTGAACGGCCAGCCTCAGAAGGAGCAGAAGCTGCGCCCGGACTTTCTCGCCGGGTACGACGCCGGTTTGGCGGACGCGAAGCGCCAGGAAGATCGATCTGAAGATGCTGCCAATCTCGCCCTGCTGGGCTGGCAGAAAGTCAGTTGCCCGGTGTGCGGGTGTGAGTCTGCTCGCGGCTACCCGAAACCGACCGAGGCCGCGCAACCTGTAAGCCCTGCTTGCAAGATCGGCGGTGTCGCATGACCGAATGGCTTCGGGGCTTTGTCGTTGGCGGTCTGCTTGGCTACCTGGTCGGTGGCTTCATCACGGCCGCGTTCATCATGGCGGCCGAGCTCAAGGCCCGCCGCTCGACGCGCAAGTGGGACCTGTGACCATGGTTTCGATCTACAGAAAACCGCGCCTGCGCGTGCGCTACGGCATCTGGGAGTGCTGCACGCCGCGCTCGCGCTTCATCGGCTACGGCTACACGCCAGACCAAGCCTGGCAGGAGTGGAAAACCATTCAAGGGTTTCAATGACGGTTGCGACCGCTGACGTTGCCCTGCCGCCGAAGCTGATCCCTGTTTTCAGTGGGTCGGCTGATGTGCGCGGTGCCTACGGCGGGCGGGGCAGCGCCAAAACAATGAGTTTCGCCAAGATGACGGCTGTCCGGGCCTACATGTGGGACCAGGCCGGGCGCGAGGGTGTGATCGTCTGCGGGCGCGAGTACCTGAACTCAATCGACGACTCTTCCATGGCTGAGGTAAAGGCCGCCATCGAGTCCGCGCCCTGGCTGCGCGACCACTTCGACATCGGTGAGAAGTACATCCGCACCAAGAGCAGGCGGATCAGCTACAAGTTCTCTGGCATGGACAAGCGCACGATCTTGTCGCTCAAATCCAAGTCGAAGATCCTGCTGCTGTGGGCCGACGAGGCCGAGCCGATCACGGACAAGGCCTGGGACATCGTGATCCCCACGCTGCGCCAGGAAGACAGCGAACTCTGGGTGACGTGGAACCCGGCCAGGAAGAGCAGCGCGACGGATCGCCGGTTCCGCCAGACCAAGGACCCGCGGTTCAAGGTTGTCGAGCTGAACTGGCGCGACAACCCGCGCTTCCCCGCCATCCTGGAGCGCCAGCGCCTGCGATGGAAGGAATCCGACCCGGACGGCTACGAGCACGTCTGGGAAGGGGCCTACGCCAGCGCCGTGAAGGGCGCCTACTTCACCAAGCAACTGACTGCGCTCAAGGCCAGCGGTCGCCTTGGACGTGTGCCTGCGGACCCGCTGATCAAGCGGCGCCTGTTCGTTGACATCGGCGGCACCGGTGCGCGATCGGATGCGTTCACGATGTGGGGCGCGCAGTTCATCGGCAAAGAGGTTCGCGTGCTGGACTACTACGAGGCGGTGGGACAGGAGGTTGGTTATCACCTGAACTGGATGCGTGAGCACGGCTACGACGAAAAAAACACCGGCATCTGGCTCCCGCATGACGGCGCGACACACGACAAGGTGTATGACGTGAGCTACCAGTCGGCGTTCGAGGCCGCAAAGTATTCCGTCGAGGTGGTGCCGAACCAGGGCCGTGGCGCTGCGATCGCACGGATCAACGCCGCGCGCCGCATCTTCCCATCGGTCTGGATGAACGAGGCAACCACGGGGCCGGGTGTCGAGGCGCTGGGCTGGTATCACGAGAAATGGGACGATGAGCGCGACATCGGTCTGGGCCCCGAGCACGACTGGGCATCGCACGGCGCTGACAGCTATGGCCTGATGGCGATCGTTGCCGAGGACCACATGCGGCCGGGCTCTGGCGCCGTGAAGCGCGACGGCGCTGGCTGGCGCCGCCGGCCTACCTCTGGGATGGCGGTCTGATCGTGGCCGACATCATCCTGGTGAGGCAGCACGACATGGCGGTGTCCGAAGAGGACAAGGCCGCGGCCAGGCGCGTGATCTTCGGCATGATCGATGGCCTGGGAGAGCGCGGGCGCAAGCAGTGGCGCCGGCTGTGGAATGGCTTGCTGCGGCTGGAGCCCGGGGAAATGGTGGAGATCAAGACCCACCAGCAGCGCCTGGGCTGGTATCACCGCAAGCACATGGCGCTGGAGACGCGCCTGTTCGAGTCGCAGGAACGGTTCGACAACTTCGAAGGCTTCCGCGACTGGCTCAAGGTTGGCGCCGGGTTCTGTGACTGGTACCCAGGGCCGAAAGGTGGCGTTTTCCCGGTGCCTCGATCGATCAGCTACGCCAAGTTGGAGCAGGCAGAAATGGAGCAGTTCCACGCCGACGCGGTGGAGTTCCTGCGATCGGACCACGCCGGCAAAACGCTGTGGAAGCACCTCGACCAGACCGGGCGAATTGCTGCGATTGAGGCGGTGCTGACCGCGTTCCGCGAGTAGTTTCCACTCTCCGTGGCAAGCATGGCAACTTCGCGGGCACTATGTCCGCAACCATCGACACCGCAAAAGCCCACCTGACCCGGCGCCATGGCGACATCTACGCTGTGTTCACCTGGGTCAATGACCAACGCGCCATGGTCCTGATCCCCGCGAACCGGCCAGGGGCCCCCTGGTACATCGTCATGGAGTCGGCCAGCTTCGAGTACGACAACCCCAACGAGCTGCAGCGCCGCGCCATGAAGGCCTGCGACGTGCTTGGCATCGAGCCCAGCCGGCCGAACTGGTTCCGCATCGCCAAGATCATCCACGAGGGCCTGCCGGACTTGATCCGCATGCCCAGCGCGCCAGAGCCCGAGTACCTCAAGGGTGCGGTGGGCCAGATGATCCTGAAAGAGGGCGGAAAAATCATCGCTGGCGAAGACATCCGCATTGAAAAAGAGGGCGCGACCTATGGATGACTTTGACGTGACGGTCAAGCGTGGCCGCGCTCCAGGCGACCAGTATTTCGATGCCCACGCCGTTGACACCAAGACCAGCACCGAGCTGGTGGTCGGCTCTTCGCATCCGATGGACAGCCAGGAGGCCCGCGACGAGTTGCGCCGCCTGCTGGAGTGGTTCTACTACGAGAAGGACAAGCAGGCGACCAACCGCCTGGAAATGGCGACGGACCACGACTTTTACGACAACCTGCAGTGGGACCCGGAAGACGCCCAGGCGCTGCGCGATCGGGGTCAGATGCCGCTGGTCTACAACGAGGTCGCGCCGATGTGCGACTGGCTGATCGGCACGGAGCGCCGCACGCGCGTGGACTGGAAGGTGTTGCCGCGCACCGAGGACGACGTGCCGATGGCCGACGTCAAGACCAAGGTGATGAAGTTCATCGCGGACGTCAACAAGGTGGTGTTCCTGCGCTCGCGCGCTTTCTCCGATGCGATCAAGGGCGGCCTGGGCTGGATTGACGACGGCGCCCGAGACGACCCGACAAAGGATGTGCTGTATTCGAAGTACGAGGACTGGCGCAACGTGCTGCATGACAGCGATTCGTATGAGCTGGACCTGAGCGATGCCCGCTACCTGTTCCGCTGGCGCTGGGTGGATGAAGACATCGCCGTGATGATGTTCCCGGACCGGGCAGCGAAGATCCGCGCCGCGGTGGAAGAGGCCACGCAGCGCACCGGCGGCGCGTTTGAGGAAGAGTCCTGGTACGACGCGATCGACCCATTCGGCGGCACGAACCGCTCGGGCGTGATCTACGCCCATGGCAGCGGCATGACGGTGGATGCGAAGCGGCGCAAGGTGCGCCTGATCGAGTGTCAATACCGCAAGCCTGCGACGGTCAAGGTAGTGGACTCCGGCCCGATGCAGGGCGCGATCTTTGACGAGCGCGACGACGTGATGGCTGGCAACCTGGCCGCTTCCAAGGCCACGCTGGTGGACCGGACCATGCTGGTGATGCACGTGGCGGTGTTCACGGAAACCGACATGCTGGGCTACGGCCGCAGCCTGTACCGCCATGGCAGTTTTTCGCTGACACCGGTGTGGTGCTACCGCCGCAACCGGGACCGCATGCCCTACGGCGTGATCCGCCGGGTGCGCGACATCCAGCAGGATTTGAACAAGCGCGCGTCCAAGGCGCTGTTCATGTTGAACACGAACCAGATGATCATGGACGAGGGGGCGGTCGAAGACATCGACGTGGCCCGAGACGAGGTTTCCCGTCCTGATGGTGTGATCGTGAAAAAGACCGGAAAGGACTTCTTGATCCGCCGCGACACTGATGCGGCCACCGGTCAACTGAGCATGATGGCGCTGGACGCGCAGAGCATCCAGAAGTCGGCTGGCGTGGCTGACGAGAACCTGGGGCGCCAGACCAACGCCGTGTCGGGCGCGGCGATCAAGGCGCGCCAGATTCAGGGCTCCGTGGTCACGACCGAGCCCTTTGACAATCTGCGGCTGGCGACCCAGCTCCAGGGCGAAAAACAACTCTCCCTGTCCGAGCAGTTCTACACCGAGCAGAAGGTGATCCGACTGGTGGGCAACAAGGGCGCGCTGGAGTGGGTCAAACTGAACCAGCCCGAGCAGCAGCCAGACGGATCGGTGCGATACCTGAACGACATCACGGCCAGTCAGGCCGATTTCATGGTGTCGGAGCAGGACTACAGCGGAGCGCTGCGCCAGGTGATGTTCGACTCGCTGAACCAGATCGCCGGCCGCCTGCCGCCAGACGTTTCTATGCGCCTGCTGACCATGGCCTACGAATTCTCCGACCTGCCAAACAAGGATGAGGTCGCCGACCAATTCCGCAAGCTGACCGGGGAGCGCGATCCGAACAAAGAGATGACGCCCGAGGAGCAGCAGCAGGAGATGCAGAGCAAACAGATGCAGGCCGAGGCCCTGCAGATGCAGCGCGAGACCGCCCTGCTGGCAGTCGAGGAACAGCGCGCCAAGGTGCGCGAGCTCAACGCCAAGGCCGCCAAGATGGAAGCCGACGCCATGGCAGCCGGCGGCGACATGGGCGCCCAGGTGGGCCAGGCCCATGCCCAGGCCGCGGCCGAACTGGACCGCGTGAGCGAAGAGCTGCGCCGGGCCCAGGCCCAACTCGCCAACGAGGCGTTCAAGATCAACAAGGACGCTGACGTGCGCACCGAGGTTGCGCGCATCGAGGCGTCAAGCCGTGAGCGTGTGGCCGAGATCCAGGCCGCCAGCGACGAGCGCCTGGCGCGCATCGAGGCGGTGCTGTCTCAGGCGATGGCCAGGACTCAGGGCGTGGCAAGCATGGCAGATTCCAGCCCGAAGACCAAGACCGCCACACAGGAGTAACCGCCATGGGCAAGAAGAGTTCCAACAGCCTTGTCTCGATGAGCGATGACGAAAGCTGGAAAGCCGAGCGTGACCTGGAGACGCTGATGGAGGCCGAGCGCATCAGCGCAGACCCCAAGCGCCTCGCCAAGGCCCGCGCGCTGGCCAAACAAAAAATGCTGGCCGTTGCCAAGGTGGCCAGCGACACCGACGACTGATACCCCGTTTCAACCACCATCATCAAGGAGCGATGAATGCCACCCGAAACCACCGACCAGTCCATGCTGGACACCCTGACCCCCGAAGAGCGCGCAGCGATCGAGGAGGTTGATGCCGACGAGCAGGCTGCCCTGGCCAAGATCGCAGCCGGCGACGAAAGCGGCACCGGCCCCGATGGGGATGACGACGAGGATGCCGACGACTCCAGCGCAGACAGCAAGCCAGCGGAGCCCGCCGCCTCAGCGCCAGCCGCTGACGCTGCCAAGCCCGCAGCAGCAGCCGACGAACAGCCCGCCACCACACAGAAATCCCAGCAGCAGGCCGCCTACCGTGCCGATCTGCCGGCCGACTTCGAAGCCCGCAAGACAACGCTCAAGCAGGAACTCACGGATCTGCGCACCAAGTTCAAGGCCGGTGAGATGGAGCTGGACGACTACGAGGCCGAGCGCGACCGCCTGAGCGAATCGCAGCGCGAGCTTGACACGCTGGCGCTCAAGGCCGAGATCAGCAAGGACATGACGGCCCAGACGGCCGAGCAGCAGTGGCAGGCCGCGATTGCGCGCCAGTTCGATGCCGCCGCCAAACCCGAGTCGGGCGGCATCGACTACGTGAAGGACGAGGCCAAGCGCGTCGACCTGGACACGTTTGTGCGCGCACTGGGCGCCAACCCGGCGAACAACGACAAGCCGATGGACTGGTTCATGGCCGAGGCGCACAAGCGTGTGCTGGCGCTGCACGACATCAAGCCGGCTGCGAAGGCTGCGGCGGGCCCAGTGCCCGCTGCCCCGCCTGCTTCGCGCAAGCCGCCCATGGGCTCGATTCCGCCGAGCATTGCCCACGTGCCGGGCGCTGACGGACCCGGCGATCTGGTGAGCGACGAGTTCGCGGACATCGACCGCCTGGATGGGGTCGAACTGGAGGCCGCACTGGCCCGTATGACGCCCGCCCAGAGGGACAAATACGCGACGGGTGTTTGATGGCTGTGCCCACCAGGGTATCTGGATTGGTGGTGGATGTGCGCCAGGGTGAGGCCATCACCCTGGGGCACAACATCAGGATTCAATTTATGGAGAAGAGCGGGCGTGTCACGCGCGTGAAGATCGTCGCCCCTCTTGACGTAAAGATCAAGAAAGACTCCGGGAAAGGCGAGGAATGCCAATATGCAACACAAGGACAGGCTCTCTGACGAAGAGCGCCAGGCGAGACGCCGGGAAACAACTCGGCGGTACCGCGAGAAGAATCGGGAAAAGTGCGTCGCTGCCTCCCTTGCCTCGCGGGCCAAAAAACCAGATCACTACAGTGAGAAGAATCGCGATTACAAGGCCGATCCTGGGTACATCGAGCGCCAGCGCGAGTACCGGGTGGCGAACCGCGACAAGCTGACTGCCAAGACCATGGAGTGGCGTGTCGCAAACCGCGCAAAGTACGACGCCTATCAGCAATCGTATTCAAAGATCAACGGCGCCAAGTCGATCAATCGCGCGAAGCGCTGGAGAGGGGACAACGTAGTTCGAGCCAGAGTCAGCGGACACGCCTGGAGGCAGAAGAATAAATACTTGCTGGTGATCAAAGAGCAGCGCAGGCGAGCTCGAATCAAGGAGGTCGGTGGCAATCTATCGCCAGACATCCACGCCATCCTGATGAAGCTGCAAAAGGGCAAGTGCGCTGTGTGTCGGACCAGTCTGCGCCGCCTTCGCCCGCACATCGATCACATCATGCCCATCGCAAAGGGCGGAGAGAACACGGATAAAAACGTGCAGTTGCTGTGTTCTCACTGCAACGCATGCAAACACGCGAAGCATCCAGTGGACTTTATGCAGGAGCGCGGTTTTTTGTGTTGAGTTTCGTCCCAAGCATGGCAATCTTCTTGTCAGACCGATAGATCGGTCGTTTTTTCAACGGAGCGCAGGAGGTGCTCTTTAGGGCTAGATGCCCAAAGGAGTACGATTTTGGCACGGACTATTGTCGGGGTAAATGACCCCAAGGCTGTAAAGCGCTGGTCTGGTCTTCTGGCATTGGATGCCAGCCAGAAGTCCTATTTCAATTCCCGTTTCATGGCGCGCGGCGCTGAGGCCGAGGTGCCGATCCAGATCCTGACCGATCTGGAATCCGACGCCGGCGAAACGATCAGCTACGACCTGTTGGCCGAGCTGAAAATGGCGCCCGTCGAAGGCGAGGATACGCTGGAAGGCAAGGAAGAGCAGCAGCGCTTCTACACCGACCAGGTGTACATCGATCAAGCCCGCTGCGGTGTGAACACCGGTGGCCGCATGACGCGCAAGCGCACGCTGCACGATCTGCGCGCCAAGGCCAAGCGCCAGCAATCCGGCTGGTGGGCTCGCGTGCAGGACGAACTCAATTTCGTCTACGGCTCGGGCAAGCGAGGGATCAACGCCAACTTCGTTTTGCCGCTGGCCTACACCGGTCGCGCCAACAACCCCCTGACCGCCCCTGATGCCGATCACGTGCTGTACGGCGGTGACGCCACCGCCTACAACAACATCGACGCGAACGACAAGTTCAACCTGCGTCTGATCGACCGCGCCAAGACCCGGGCCGACACCCAGGGCGGCGGCGCAACCGACATCCCGGTGCTGCAGCCTTGCAAGATCGACGGCAACGAAACCTTCGTGTGTGTGATGCACACGTTCCAGGAAGACGACCTTCGTTCTGACACGGCGACCGGCCAGTGGCTGGACATCCAGAAGGCCGCGGCCGGCGCCGAAGGCCGCAACTCTCCGCTGTTCAAGGGCTCGCTGGGCATGTACCGCGGCGTGATTCTGCACAGCCACAAGAACGTGATCCGCACCGCTGACGCTGGTTCTGGCGGCAACGTGGAGGCGGCACGCGCCCTGTTCATGGGCGCCCAGGCCATGGTTTGCGCCTACGGCTCGCCCGGCACGAACCTGCGCTACGACTGGCACGAGGAAACCCGCGACAACGGCGACAAGGTGGTGATCACCACGTCGTCGATATTCGGGACCAAGAAGGTGCGTTTCGAGACCCGGACCGGTTCTTTCCAGGACTTCGGGCTGTTCTCGATGGACACGGCCTGCGCCGCACGCTGATCGAACCCAGAACACAAGGAGCCCAATACCATGTCTTTCACGAACTCGAACGACACCCTGACTGGCCGCAAGCCCGTCATCACGCCCGCGGGCATTGAAACCGTCGCCGCGCGCGACCAGGTGAGCCTGGTTGCTGCGGACCTCGACGCGAACGATGCCGGCGCGGTTTCCGTGTTGCCTGCCGGCTGCGTGCCGGTCGGCATCACCTATGACAGCGACGACCTGGACACGAACGCGTCTCCGACCATCACTGCCTCTGTCGGCCTGATGGACGCCACCGATGCGGATCTGGACACCGTGCTGGCCGCTGGCGTCACCGCCAGTCGCGACGGCACTGCGGTGCACCTTGTCACGCCGGCCATGCTGCGCCTGGCTGCTGCTGCCACCGACCGCCGCATTGGCGTGAAGTTCACCGCCGCATCCGCCACCAAGGCGGCCGGTGTGGTGGGTCTGACGCTGCATTACCGCGCGGCCTGATTCGCGGTTGTCTCCTCAGACGGCTCCATGCCGCTGTTCAAGAGGGGGGCCGGGTGACCTGCCCCCCTCTTTTCTTTTTCTGGAGTGCTGAATCATGAAACTGCAAACCTCTATCGCCCTGCGCAAGGATGGCACCGTGACGTTGGCCGGACTCGATGGCAAAGACTACGTGTTCAAGCCCGACGAGAGCGGTGACGTGGTGTGCGATGTCGAAGACGCCGAGACGCTGGCGCATGCTCTGCAGACCGAGAACTTCTGGCCCGCCGATGAAGAGGCCTACAGCGAGGCCGAGGCCCTGCTGCGGCAGGCTGCGGCCAAGAAGGCCGAAGAGGATGGCGACGACCTGGACGACGAGGACGATGACGAGGTGATTGACCCCAACGCCATGTTGGTGGAAGCGAACACCCCGCCGGCCGTTGCCCCTGGCGCTCCAGCCAAGAAGGCCCGCGCCAAGAAAACCACCGCCAAGTAAGCGAGGCACCCCATGGCGCTGTGGTCTGCCTTTCACACAAGGCTGATGCCTCGGGTCATTGGATGCCCGGTGCCTCTGGCCAATGCCGAACTGCGAAATGCAGCGGCCGAGTTCTTTGATCGCACGCGAGCCTGGCGTCAGTGGCTCGACCCGATGGTGACCTATGAGGCAGCCAAGGAATACGACCTTGATCTGCCCACTGGCGCCCAGGTTGTGCGAATCGAGAGCGCCACACTGGACGGCGCACCCTACGCCATACAAGGCGCGTTTTCTCTGATCGCTGACCCGCGCCAAAGCTCGAATGGTCTGCCAGCCGGGCTGTCGTCGGAAGACAGGTGCACGCTGGTTCTGGCCAATGCGCTGCCGGCTGGCCAGCATCTGCAGATCCAGGCATCTCTGTTGCCGAGCGAGTCCTCGACCGGAATCCCGGACCACTTGCACGCCCAGTACGCCGACGCGATCCTGAACGGGGCGCTGTACCGCATCCGCTCGCTGGCGGGATACGACTTTTCCGACGACGCCCGCGGCGCCATTGCGATGGCCGCTTTTGAGCGCGAGATCGGCCGCGTGCAGGGCCTGGTGTTTCGCTCCAATACCAACGTGATGCCGCGCTCGCGCGTGCAGTGGTGCTGACATGACGATCACCGTGCAATCCATCGTCAAGCGCGCACAGATCGCGCTGAACGACATCGACGGCGTGCGCTCGCCGGCCAGTGACTTGGTGGACTACCTGAACCAGGGGCAGCGCGACATCGTGACGGCCCGGCCCGACATCACCGCGACCATCGGAACGCTGGCGCTGGAAGCGGGCGACATGCAGACCATCCCAGCCAATGCCGCGGCTCTGATCGATATCCAGTCCAACGCCGCCGGCACCAAGAAGCGCATCGCCAAGACAGACATGGTGCTGCTCGATGCGGTGGACCCGGCTTGGCGCAGCAAGACCGGCCAGACTGAAATTGTCCACTTCATGCACGACTTGCGCACGCCGCGCGTGTTCTACGTCTACCCGCCGGCTGCTGTGGGCGCTGCCGTGCGCGCCGAGTACAGCGCCTACCCGATCGATGCCGGGGTGCCCAATGGCGACGGCACGGCTTGGACCACCGCTTACGGCGACATCGGCATCCCCGACCAGTACGCGACCGCGCTGGAAATGATGGTCATGCACTACGCCTACGCCAAAGACCTGGAGGGCGCCGGCAACGCTGCGCTGTCCATGGCCTATCTTGCGCGCGCCGAACAGATATTGGGCGTGCAGCTCACATCCAGCGCCACCGTGGCTCCCAGGACATAGGGCTCGACATGAACCCCGTTCTTACATGCATCCGAACAACATTCATTGAGGGGTTTTGATGGCTCAGAAGTTCACGAACCAGGCTCGGACAACGCTGTCTGTGGCAGCCTCCGACGTCGCCACGAGCATGACGCTGGCATCGGGGTCTGGGGATCTTTTCCCAATGGCAGATGTCGGCGCATCGCCGCTTCCTGCGGCCGGAGATTGGTTCAAACTCACGTTGACCAATTTGTCTGACCCGTTCGACCCTCCGCCAGAGGTGTTTGTCGAAATCATCTACGTCCGCACTCGCGCCAGCGGGTCCAGCGTGATATCGAACGTGATGCGCGGACAGGAGGGAACCACAGCCAGAGAATGGCAGGTCGGCACGGTGGTTGGCTTGCGGTTGACGGCTGAGGACCTGCAACAGGCGGTGGGCCAGGGTTGGGCCAACATCCCGCAAAATTCCAAGTCTGGAAGCTACACGCTGCTGTACACCGATGGCGGAAAGCACATCAGCGTCAGCGCAGGAAGCATCACCATCCCGGCAGACGTTTTCGCTGCCGGGGATGTGGTCTGCATTTACAACAACGCATCGGACGACCGACCGATCACGCGCAGCGGTGGTGTGACTCTGTGGTGGGTGAACGGATCAAATGCGGACCGGCTGCTACAGCAGCGCGGACTGGCAACGATCTTGTGTGTCGCGCCGAACGAGTTTGTGATCTCCGGCCAAGGGGTTGCTTGATGGCCGGCGTTCACTGCCTCATGTTTGGTAACTTCTCGCCGATGCAGGCCACTGGCGGCATCGTCTCCGACATCGTTGACTCCAACGGCGTGGGCTGGCGCGTGCATGTCTTCAACGCCACCGACAACCTGGTGGTGTCGAGTCTCGGCTCGCTGGGTGGTTATGTCCAGCGCCTGGTTGTCGGTGGTGGTGGTGGCGCCGGAAATACCAGCAAGCCGACGTCCGGGTCCAGTGGAGGCGGCGGGGCTGGTGACCATCTGGGCGGCGGCAACGGTCTGTCGGCGCACGATTACACCTACCTCACTGTCGCAGCCCATCTGGCCCAGGTGGGAGCCGGCGGGGCCATCATCACCAACGGTGGAAATTCCTCGTTCGGCGGTCTCCTGGCCATCGGCGGGGGGCACGGTGGGGCGTACGGATCTCCGGCCACCTACAACGGCCGCGCTGGCGGCTCTGGCGGCGGCGCAGGTCAGCCTGGAAGCGGCGGCATCGCGTTCGGTGGCGCCACATCCAGCCTCGGATTCGCCGGCGGCTACTGCGACATCCCAGCCGGCAAAGAGACCGGCGGCGGCGGCGGCGGCGGCGGCGCTGGCGGCATCGGTGGCAATGCCTACGGCGCGATCAGCGTCATCAACGGCGGCAATGGCGGGCCAGGCAAAGCATCACTC